TAGTGTTGTCGAGTTCTTTGTTAAAGTCCCCCCATACACTATTCTGAGTATTCTTTTGACCACAATAATCAGCACTACTATTAGTGTAAACAGCCTTCTGATTATTTAGTTCATTCAAAATCTTTTGAGCAGCATCAACTGTTACAGGAATTCCTGTGATATCGGAATTCTTGTATGTTTTACGCCGCTGTTCAAACCAAGCATCACTTGTTGCATTAGGAACAATGTTAACCGTTGCTGGTTGACCAGTTAATGCCTCAATCAAGTCTTTGACATTAACAGTATGACCAGATGATCCTTGAAGAATAGTAGAGTAATAAGGAGCCTTCTTCTCCCAACACTTACGCCACCAAGTATAAGGAACACGATAAATCTGATTTATTTTGATGGCTCTTGCATCTCCACCGAAGTAATTTACCAGTTTCTTCTGAATACCATTCCAGCGAGTCTTATTAAGAGACTGCCTACTCATTTTATCTAGAACCCAATAAACCTGATAACCATTACGAGTATCCACTACCCAACTAGGCTTAACAGGGAAATTATTGATCTTGTCAAGAAACTCTCGCTTCTTAGCCATCACTTCTTTGGAAGGTAGATAATTACCACTAGAATCTCGCCCAGCATCAATATCAACAAAGCAGGCTCGCACTTCACTAATAGCGTACTGCTTTCGTCCACCATTTACATAAAAGTAAAGGTCTGAATTGTTATCAAGATTAGCATGAACTGCTGTTGTTAGGTTGTCAGTATGAGCCATGCTACTAATCTTCTTACGAGGATTACCATTATAGCAGTAAATTTGCTGACCACCAAAAGAGATAATGAACTTTCCCCTCATTTCACAATCTTTTTGATTCCAAACGTCATTATTCTTGTCGTAAGGATTAAAACCAAGATTTCCATTAAACATAATTCTTATTCCTGTGATTAATTAACCATGCCGGGATAGCAAACCCATTACTATCATTATCAGCAAAATAGCAGGAGAGGAATCGAACCTCTCTCAAATAGCGTTTGTCGAGTTTCCCAACTAGAGGCTATGATCTTAGTCACCAGACTCCGCTTTCTTTTTTAAGACTCAGTTGTAATCGTCGTAATCTTCCTCATCATCGTAATCATCTTCAGCGTAAGCACCGTCATCTTCATCATCCTCGTCATTCCATCCCCAATCATAATCGTTATCATATTCCTCTTCATCATCATAGTCATAATCAACACCACTATCCAGACTAGCCGAATAAAGTGGCTTGAGAAGTTCGCCTTGATACTCTCCGACAACTTCATATCGGCAAGTGCGAAGTTTCTCAAAATTACAATCACTAGGAACACTCACAACATCACGAGGATTAATCTTAACAATAACAATCTTATCGCCAGCCTCAAGACTACCATAACCAGCAACATAATTCAATGCACCAGCATGAAGTCCATTAGAACAACCTCGACCACGATCATCGTCAACCTTTGATCGTGTCATTTCGCAAACATTTCCAACATGATTGTCAAAAACTCCGCGATACTTATCCATGTAATCACTCCTGACTGCCTTATAGGCAAGGAAATGACCGTCCTCAGTAATAGGCAGATGTTCATGCTCAAGGAAATCATAAAGTTCCTTCTGACTCTGCATACTAGGATTTGTCATAAGGTTATTCAGGAATGTAACAAGAGGCTGGAAAGGTAGACCCTTGCTCATAAACTCCAGAATACGCTTGCTGATACTTCCATGAACAACCTCACCCTCATAAGTGACTTGTCCATTCTTAATCTCAACAAGACCATCGCTAAATGCCGCGACTGCCTTTTCTACATCAACAATTGTCAGCAACTCATCAGCAGTTGCAGTAGGTAGTGCCTCAAGAATCATCTTATAGTTGATATGATCCGGCAAAACCTGATAACTCTTATTATTAAGAACAACCGTAAGGTTGCCATCAACGAACATAAACGGAACGGCCATAATTAAAACTCCTTGTTACCTGTGAAATTTACTTAATAAGACTACTCAACTGAATTTTGAACAACTCAACCTTATCACTATCCATACTCTCAATCCAAGCACTATTTCTCTTACCGTAGTAAGAATCAGCAAATTGAGAGATAGGATTGTTCTTACTGTCCAAATCTCTAAGATTGCCGTTATGCTGGTTGCTTCCCATAATATACTTCAACATCGGGTTCTTGTCAACCTCGACTTTAAGAATTTTCTTCAAGTCAGCCGCTTTGGTCAACTTATGCTTGATTGCTTTAGTCTCAGACTTAAACAATTTAACATACGATTCAGCATCATCATGATGAGCAAACATCTCATGTTCAATCTTATTTACTAGAGTATTGTACTGTACATTTTTCTTTTTGAGTTCCTTACTGTCAAGATTATCAATACCTCGATCCTTGAGCAAAAAGTTAATATGATCAAAATATTCAGTCTGAGAGAATCGTTTCAAATCAAAAGTTGCTCTGTGCATAGTATCAGCAAAGAATTCCATTACAAGAAAACTATCAATAACATTGGATAGTTCAGTATTCTTGATATATTTCTTATAGTCAAGACCAAAAATACTCAACATATGACAAGAGAATTGACTAACCAATGTTCCATGATTCCAATAATAATTATTACTGTTATCATCGTCTTTAGTGATGAATTCTTTTTTGTAGAATTCAACAATAGAGTTGTATTCGTTGGCACTGTTAAAGTAGTCCTTAACATAAGTTGAAAGAATATTCTTTAGCCAAGTGTTAAAGTCGGTAAGATTATATCCTTCATTTTGAAGTTTCGATACAAAATTACTCTTAATAGCATAAACCTTGACATTTCCAAATAGACTCTTGATATTTTCGTTATTAAACAATCCCACAATATTGCTAATCTTAGGAAATTCTGGTGTGCTTTGATAACGCAAAATAGGAACATAAATAATGCTATCTTGGTCAATGAGTTCATCCAGTTCATCGCTCGTAAGAGTTTTCAGATTAAGAGCATCATTATATTCTACACTGAGACTGCCAGCATTTTTGGATGCTCCATTAATAAAGAATATATCTTGATCGCTAACACTACCCTTAGAGTTTCTGACTCCAGACTTTCGTGGAGAGTTGCTCTTAATTAAGTGCTTATAATCACTGACATTAAGAATGTTATGACTACCAACATCTTCGATAAGTTTGTCAAAACCCTCATTAGACTTTGAAATATCCTTACTGTCAATCATCAAGTACGCAAAACAATCCTTCTCATTACAATAACGAGTCACGATTTTCTTAGCAGTTTCTTCGCTCTTAACGTCACAAACAAAGAAAGCAAGTGGCCCAGTTTTACGCTGACTACTATAGTAGTATTCACCCTTGCCAGTAAGAGTATTGTGGTGAAGATGATTAGTCATATAAACCATACGACGAGAACGGTAGCCAGAGGTTCTGTAGTTAAAAACGTACAGAGCCTTTCCAGCAGGAATCTTATATTCGATATCTTCGCCACTATTGATATTATGTGTCTTACCATTGCTATCGGTCCATGAAGCACCAACGCCCCATCCACCAGCAAGATCATTCAACTGATAATATGTGCTGATTGCTTCGATCCTTGTCTTTGCAGCAGCAATTTTCTTGCTAAATTCTTGCTTCATCTCAAGATAAATACCCTGAGTCTTTTCACGAAGGGCTTTAATAACTGCCTTGGTATACTGCAATCCTTCACGGGAAACATCCATTTCAAGTTCCCCGATACCAAAATCCAATTCAAGATAAAGATTCTGGTTAAGAATTTCTGTCACAAAACTCTTCCAACTATCAATATCTGCCTTGCCAAATGCCCTATTCCACTTGGCAATATGTTCAGGTTGATCGGCTTTTTGTTCTCCAACAAGTTGAGAGGCAACAACAGGGTACGCAATATTACCCATAAGAGCAACAATACCACTATCAATATGATGGTATGTGCTGGGATAATGATTGTTATCATTAGAAAGTCGGCAGACCCTCCAACCATCACCACTAATCACAATATTCTTGTTGCTATAAGCATGATCCTTTAGAGAAGGAATAACACCACCCTCAATAATCGGCTTCATCTTAAAATAATGAAAGATACGAATAGCCTTCTGACTAAATTCAGTAAAATCATACTGCTTAACAGCAAAACTAATTTCAAGACCATTAGCCTCGTCAGTTTCGCAAACATTAAATAGATTAAGAGTCGGCACACCATTGTCATCAATTGCTGCAATATAGGTGTACTTTTTTCCATTAAAATAAGAACTGGTCGTAAAACTCTTGGTATAAGCAAAAGGACTCTTAGACCCTAGACCAAGGCAACCAACAAAATCGTTACTATCATTCTTGTTGGATGCACCATAGGTAGTATAAAGATTCTCCATATCGGCCTGACTAAGACCAGTACCATAATCACGCACAATAAAATTTGGATTGGCGGCAGTAGGCAACGTCACCTTAAAAGGATTCTTGTTGCCAGCACTAACATGACTATCATAAGCATTAGTAGACAGTTCACGAATAACTGCCATTACCTTGTCGGAATAAAGAGAGTCCGACAGAATCTTAAACATTTTACTGGTTTGGGCAATCGTAAAACCCGACGCACTCTGAACACCAGCACTATGAGTCTCAATAACACGGTCTGCCAACTTCATTGTTTTTCTCCAAATATCCTGTGAATCGTTCCTGTGATACGGTCATCATACCATACGTTATCGGCTTGTCAAGTCACCTTTCTTTAGATTCTATCGCCTTCCATCCTAAAAATGCTGTAAGGAGTCCGAAAAATCTTAAAAAATTTACTGGCAAGAAAAACCAATATAGTCCTATGCCTATACTGAACAAACCCATAAACCATATAAGTTCTCTTGGTATGTAAGCTGATTTACTCAATAGCCAAGTTGCTGGACCTAAAAGTACTACAAACAATAACATCAGACTAACTAATATTGCTAAACTAGCCATTATTTTATCCTTTTATAAGCAACACATCTATCATCTGTTAATATTTGTTGGTATCTATTATCAGTATCCATAAAAATTTTACAAATAATTTGTACATGCTTTGAATTTATTTGTTTTTTATCATATTCTATCAGAGTCCTTGGTCTTATTTTTGGATTTAATGTTGGCGAATAACTTAATTGCCAATTATAATCATCAAAAAAAATAACTCCATTTATTTTACATAGTTCTTTCAAAATGCACGTTGTTGGAGCATCTAAATGAAAAACATGACCACCATCAAGATATGCGACATCAAAAGATGGTAATCTTTTATTCAGAACTCCGACCGCCATATCAAAGTGGTATCCTGAGTATATCTTATTGTCAGAACAATAATTTGTATTAATATTTTTATATCCCAACTTATGTAAGTCTTTTTTTAACTCTTCACAATCGCATTTTTTACTAAAAATATATATTCTACCATTGTTGTGTAAAATCTTAGAAATTTCTAGTACTGTTGATCCTATTCCTATTCCTATTTCATAGTATACTATATTTTTATTATCTAATTCAGAGATATATTTTGTAACATATCTATTTGGCTTACCTAAGATATGTTCAGGTGTTATTTTTTCTATCAACTGTCATCTTCATGACTACTCCAATAGTCATCCCCACCTATATCTTCTTCATCATTATCATTGTCGTAAGGGAAATTTCTCTCATCATAAGGTGTCCAATCTTCTTCATCTTCTAAATCTTCGCTATTTGCTATATCTTCTGCTTCATCAATGAAAATAGTCAAGTTATTTATTACTTCAAATAATTGATTCAATACTTTTTCCATCAATACTATTTTAGTTTCAATAGTTTTGACGGATTTTTTTAGATCACAGATGTCTTTTACTAAAGCCTTTGATACTTGAACATCTATATTGTGTAGATCTTTATTTTGCTTATTGATTTCTCTTAGTATCTGATCAAATTCTTTAGACATGGCATTACTCCTTATATTAAGGAATACACCATTATTCAGACCAAAAACCATCCACACAATCGCACTGATACTTGTCACAATAGTCGCATTTTGGCCCAGGTTTTCCGAATCCCCAAGCGTTAGCATCACGATCAAAACTCTCTGGCCCAGTATCAATACAAACTAATTTAGCCTTATTTTTTCGCTTAACATAACCTACGTTCCAATAATGACAATCCCAAAATCTGAGACGAGTTTTGTTCTCAATAGTTTCTACAAGATTCTGAATATCTTTCAGTCTCTTTTTCATGACTTTTTCATCCAGAATTTTTGCCTTTTCTGTAACATATCCCCAATTAGTTTGAAAAGAATAAAATTGTCCAGGCAATGCTTGATGAATAGGTATTCTATAAGACATTTTACAAACCTTGCCTATCACTTTTGGTGCTAAGTTATATTTACTCAAAAGTTTTTGTTTTTCATAAGCCTTTGTTGCAAATTTTTTATTACGAAATTGCTTGAATCCTAGTCTATTATCTTCTTTTATAGGATAAAATTCAGCAGAACCACCCTCACCAGAATGATCTAATTCAATGGTATACTTCATCTTCTTTCACTTTATTGCCTGTTAACTGTTCTACAATATAAACAGCCACCTTTAGATCTGGTGTTTCAAATATTTTAATTGGGCCTCTTGGAATATCCATTTTAAATGTGGCATATACTGCATAATATGGATCATCTTTTGCCAACAAGTCCGTATTAAAATATTCTTCTAAAGAATTTACTTCTTCTGGAATCGTTCCACCAGCATAGTCAGTAATATCTCGTACAGTATAAATATGATAATGAAGAATATGAGATCGTGGATTACCTTCATTAGAACACCATCCCTTAAAGAGTCTGTTTGGATAACTTACCATATTTTTCTTGAAACTCCTTTTTATTGCAATACAATGGTATCAAGGCATCCTGATTAGCAAATCTATTATAATGCAGAGTTAGGTTGTAAAAGTCTCCGTGATTATTAATGCTGGCCCAAGCAATATTCTTGTAATCAAG